CATGATTTAAAAGAGAACGCTGGCATTGTGTTTGCCACTGGGCACACGCCTAGCGTGATGACCGATGCGGATCGCGCTAAACTCAGCGGTCAATTCCGTGGCGCAATGGACGCCGATCTGATTACTACGCCTAACGCTGGTATCTTGTCGCTGTTCACCACCTATGTTGACCCGCGCGTCATTGAGGTGCTAGTGGAGCCGATGAAAGCTGCACAGATTTTCGGCGAAACTAAAAAAGGCACTTGGGTCGATGACACGCTGCAATTCCCGATCGGTGAGTCAACCGGCGAGGTTTCCAGCTATGGCGATTTTTCCGAAAATGGCATGGTTGGCACGAACATCAACTGGGAAGATCGCCAGCCGTACTACTACCAAGCGATTGTAGAAGTAGGTGAGCGTGAAGTTGCGCGCGCTGGTGCTGCTAAGCTGGACTGGGTGCAGCGCAAGCAGATTGCAGCCGCTCTGACGCTCAACAAGTTTCAGAACAAAACCTATTTCTACGGAGTAGCTGGCCTGAAGAATTACGGCCTGCTGAATGATCCTAGCTTGCTACCTGCTATCACATCAACATCATAAAATGCAAAGGATGCCGCTGCGATTTATGCGGACATTCAAGCGTTGTATGCACAGCTGATTTCGCAAACCCAAGGCTTAGTTGACCGTAACGAGCGCATGACGCTGATTTTGTCGCCCGAAGCGGAAACCCACTTCACAAAAACCAACCAGTACAACGTCAACGTTACTGACCAACTGAAAAAGAACTTCCCGAACATGCGCATTGAAACCGCGCCGGAAATGTCTACAGCCGCTGGCGAAGCGGTCAAGTTGATCGTTGACAGCTACGAGGGCGTTGATACGGTTGAACCGACCTTTACCGAGAAGATGCGCGTTCATCCGCTGGTTCTGGGTCTGTCAAGCTGGCGTCAAAAGCGCTCTCAAGGCACGGTGGGCACCATCATCTATCGCCCGATGATGATTGCCTCTTTGCTGCTTGGTGGCTCGGGAAACTAATACACCCCGGCTCCGGAACTTTCCCCGGAGCCGGGGTGTATCCGGCAAACACGAAATAGGAGTAGTCAAACATGACATATGAACCCTACGATTGGAAAAACGGTGAGGCGGGCGGAACACCGATCACAGCGGAACGACTCAATCATATTGAGAGAGGAATTGCTGAAATCGAACTAACGCCCGGTCCGCAGGGTGAGGAAGGCCCGCAAGGCATCCAAGGCATCCAGGGCCCCCCTGGGGAGAAAGGTGAGCAAGGAGCTCCGGGCGAACGGGGCCCAGCCGGGGAGAAAGGTGACCAAGGTCCTCAAGGTCCGGCTGGCGCTGACGGGTTCCCCACCGAAGCACAGTGGAACGACCTCGTTGCTCGCGTCGCTGCGCTAGAGTCGGCTGCGCCTTAAACAAAACGGGGGGCTTTGGCCCCCGCATTAACTGGAGTATTAAAAAATGAGTACAGTAACAATTGGCTGTAAATTACCCAACGGAATTATCATGCAAGTCGAAGGCGCTAAGCCTGTTCGAATTAACGGCTGGAACAACAACCTGATTCATGGCGCAGACCATGGGCTGACCGAGAACGTGCCTGCCTCGCTGTGGGAAGCATGGCGCAAAGAGTTTGCTGATTCCAAGCTGGTAAAGGGCGGATTTATTTTTGCTAATACAAAAGTCGAAGGCACCAAGGCACGAGCTAAAGACCAGAAGAGCAACAAGTCAGGTCACGAGCAAATGCCACAGCTTAAAGAGACTGATAAAGCCGACGTCCTAGGCGCAGCGGAGCGTTAACATGAGCGGTGTTGTTGAGTTCGATGCGTCCGAGTTTCGCGATCTATATCCATCCATACAGGGTACTGACCCGCAGTTAGAGATGTTTTTCGACATGGCTCAAACGTTTCTCAACAACACGCCCTGCTCTATCGTTGGAAACTTAAAAGAGCGTAAACGCCTGCTATATATGCTGGTTGCGCACATTGCGATGCTTAACGCCAATGCGGAATCGGGTAATGCTGTGGTTGGTCGCGTTGCTAGCGCCAGCGAGGGCACAGTGTCCGTATCGCTAGATTATGGCACGATGGGTAACAACGAGCGTTGGTATTTGCAAACGCCGTGGGGCGCCATGTATTGGCAGATGACTAAAAAGTATCGCTCAGCAATGTACCGCCTGGGCATTGCGCCAATGCCTGTGCAAAGGACGTATTTCCAATGAGCAAACTTGCCAAAATGTTAGACAAGTACCGCAACCTGGACACGGTAGCTGTACGCGCTGGCATTATGGGCGACAAAACGTACCCAGACGGCACAAAAGTTGCCCACGTTGGATATTGGAACGACATGGGCACGCCAACCATTCCGGCGCGCCCGTTCTTTCGTCAAACGATTGCTAATAATAAAAAAGTATTGCCGCAGATGATTGCGTCTTTAATCAAAAAAGGCGACTCACCAGAATTGGTATTGAAAAAAGTTGGTCAGCACATGGTTGATGAATTCACTGAGTCGGTTCAAACGTGGCGTGAGCCGCCAAACGCTCCTAGCACGATTAGAGCCAAGGGATATAATGCGCCGTTGCGTGGCCCAGACAGACTGTTGCGCAACTCATTCAGCTACGAGATAGAACAATGATTAACGTGCGCGCATTAGCCAACTCTGCAACCCGCGGCGTCAACCCGAACCGCATGGTAACTCTTGAGGTTAACCAAGGCTACACAGTGAACGAATACGGCGAGCAAGTGCCCCAGTTTTACAGCGAAGAAGTTGAGGCGCAAATCCAGTCTTTGACAAGTGAGGAAAAGCAAAACCTAGACTTAGTGAACAAAGAGGGCGAGCATATTTCTATTTATGTGTTTGGCGCTGTTGGCGGTATTCGTCGCTGGCTGCAAAAAGGAAGTAGCAAGTTTATTTTTAACGCATATGGCGAAGATGAGCCAGCTGAATGGGTAGTTAACAAGGTGCTTGAAACCTACCCCAACTGGACGAGAGTGTTAGCATGGCGGCAGTCTTAAGCATTGAGCAGCGAGAGCTGTACAAAGAAATTAGGTCTTTTTTGCTTGGCCTGTTTCCAGATGCTGGGCAGCAGATTATTATCGGCATGCAGAATAACAACCCATTGCCAGCTAATGCAGTGGTCATGCAAGTGTTGTTCACGAGTAATTTAGATGAGACGAGCATATACCATGACCCCGACGAAGATTTAGCGCACGCCCAGAACAGTGTCGAGGTGCGCTTACAATTAGATTTTTATGGTGCGCTAGCAGAAAAACGAAGCCGCATTGTGTACAATACTTGGAAAAGCCACTATGGTTTTAATGCTATGGAACTGTGCAAGCCTTTGTACGTGCAGTCCCATACCAGGCATCCATACATCAATGACTCAAATCAATACGAGGATCGCTGGATTATGGATCTAGCATTGCAATATAACCCCGTTGTGACATATCCGCAGGATTACGCGGATGAGGCACAGCTAAACATTAATCCAGTGACAGGGCCTTAATCATGAGCATACCAGCATCACGAATTGTAACAATCAATCCATCAGCCATCGGCACGGGCGGCAATCCGCTTGCGATGAATACTCTGCTGATCACCAGTATCAGCCAGCGCGTTTTCGGCGTACAGCAGTTCGGTAGTGCCGCCGAAGTGGGCGCATTCTTCGGGCTTGCTTCCGAAGAATACAAGTTCGCTCAGCGCTATTTCCTCGGATATACAGGCGCAACAAGGATCCCGAGCGCCCTGTACGTGACGCAAAACCCTCCAGCTATTCTCCCTCCAATGTTGCGCGGCGCATCGGTTCGCGACATGAGCCTGATTGAGCTTAAATCAATCTCAGGGGATTTGACTGTAACCGTTGACGGAACGCCGATTACTATCGCCGTTGATTTCTCTGCAGTTACCAGCTTCTCCGAAGCCGCTGCATTGCTTACGGATGTTGGCGGCACCTTTTCCGGGATGTTCAACGAGCAGTTGCAGTGCTTCGAGCTGGAAGCTAACAGCGTTGGCGCTACCGAAATCGGGTTTGCTTCAGGACCTGTCGGACTGGCGCTGAGACTGGATCAAGCTTCCGGCGCTACAAAAGATGATCGCCGCGATTTGCAAACTACTGCGCAGCTCATGACCTACGTTCTGAACCGCACCCAGAACTTTGGCGTTATCACCCACGTGGACGAGCAGCCCCGGCTGCTTAAGGAAGAGTTTGCAGAGTGGGTCACACTGCAAAACAGTCGTTTTGCGTTTGTCGCGCTGGACACTGACGGAACCGCCATTGTTGCAAACAATGACGCCAGCTTCGGCGC